TAATACTTCATCATTTTGAAATATGTGGTTATTTTAATTAGCGCTCAAAAGAGCTATAAAAGATATTCAGTTCACGTTGAGAACAAAACTGCTATGACTAAAATAGAAATATTTGTCTCCATCCTAGCCGTAATAATTATTTCTACTTTTATTTATCTTGTATGTCAGTAAGTTAGTAAGCTAAGAACCGCCTTTAGGGCGGTTTTTTGATAAGTGGAAGTTTCACCTGGCTATATAGGGTCAATTTTAAAAAGACTTAAAATAGTAAAACATAACTTTACAAATCCACTCTCCCTAGGCTTTAGATAAGATTGAAAATTAATGTAAAGTGCTGCCCTTGAAAGAAAAGGGGGAATTATGAAAAATTTAGGTTGGTTATTCTTTGTGATTATATTAGCTGGCTGTGAGCAAAGGGAAACCGATGATCAGTCACTTAAATTAGAAATAATAAAAGAAGAACAGCTTAAATTTTCAAGGGAAACAGCAAAAGAATTTATTCCCAACCCTGATTCGGCAAAGTTCCGCAATCAAATAGGAGAGTGTGGAGAGGTAAGATATAAAGAAGCAGATAGTGATTATGTTCCCTTCCAGCGTTTTATTGTGCTTTCAAAGGATATAGTATTTGTAGAAAATCAGACGGATCAAAAGCAATTTGAGTTGGCATGGAAGAGTGCTTGTACGCCAAGATGGAAGTAATTAAAAAGCCCTTTAATTAAGGGCTTTCTTTTATTCACCAGATGATTCAGATTTTTGATCTTTTTCATTTCCATACTCTAAAGCAACCTGTTGTGCTTCAGCTGCGGCAGTGGCTTCTATTGGAATCGAGTCAGCTGCGATAGCTATGGTACCAGTAAATCCCATTAAAGCTAAGATTAGAATTTTCGAATACTTTTTCATTTGAATTTCCTCTACGTTTCTAAGACTTAATTTCAGTGTAGAGAATGATTTAAATCGAGGATGTAGCAGCTATGTCGGGATATGTAAGATATTCAGGTCTAAAGTTATAGGTTTCTAGGTTTGCGTAAGAATGCTTTTCGGTTGAAACTTTTTGTTGAGTTGCTTAACGAAATGTTTGAATGCTTCAGTAGGTAGTTACACTCTAAAGAAACTTCCCTAACTTCTAAATCTTTGTAACATCCAATAATTTTTTTGTAATCTTTATGTTATTAATTGTATGCTTTGCTTATCATATGAATGATGAAAAGTGGAGCTCCGAAAATGCTGACCAAAGCCGAAATCGTTGTTGTCGTTCTAATGATAGTAGCCTTAATTCTCATCGTTTATGAGATGGGGCAAGGTCGTAATTGGGCTTTATAGAATTCAGCCTTTATTAAAGTTAAAAGAAAAGCACCTCCGGGTGCTTTTTTAATGCCTAAAATTATCTCGAGACCCCATCATGAATGATTTTTTCTTAGCAACAAATCGCAGCATCCGGATTAATGATATCGAAGTCCGCCAGATCCAGATAAAAGACTTTGACACCTGGGCAATGCATGCTGAAGTATTGAAGAATTTCATCAAAGACCAAAATCATTCAGATGAGATTTTGACAGGATTATTTAAGGCCCATGGGGTGCAAGTCATTTCGACCATGGCATGTGTAACTGATCTGGATGGTGAATCACTGGTAGAACTTGCCGCTGATGAACAGGTATTTAAGGACCTACTTAAAGCTGTGCTTCTGATTAACCAGGCTTACTTCAAATACGAAAAACCAAAACGTGGTATTAAAAAGAAAGATGACTCCACCTGGTTTGATTCATTCCAGTTTCTGGTATCAATGGGCCATCAGCATAGTGAAATCATGCAGATGACCTACGGCGCATTCCAGGGCTATGTCAAAGCAGCAAACAAGCTGTACAAGCAGGGAATCTTCAATAACGCTGTTGCCGGACGTGTGGCTCAATCAGATAAAAAAGGCTTTGAGTCATTTAAGAAAGAGATGGTTTCTGATTGATCACGCATTACCCTAAAGTTATGATGTGAAAATAATAATTTAGGGGTGAAATGTGAAATATTTATTATTAGCTTTGTGTTTAGTGTCGGGGTTTACTTTTGCTGATAGAACAACTACCAGTATTCGTACTCCATCTGGTGACCTGGTAAAAATTGGTGATAGTCATCAATCTCTAAAGGACAAATTAGAAGTTAGAGGCCCAAGACACTACGTGCTTGATGATGGCAAACTATATTGTGCAGCTACAGAGTATGTAAAACAGGTAGATTTGCAGGAATATACTATTATTTTATGTCGCGACAGAATTGTGAAAATCTTATGGCGTAATTTGTAATGAAGAATAAATTAATTGCAGTAATTTTATGGTTTTTTGGCTTAGTTTTTATTCTCAGAGGAATAACATTAATTGGGGTAAGCTTTTTAGGCAGTTTATTTATGATATTGGCTGGTATTTTGATGTTGCCTCCAATTCAAAAAAAGATAACAGAAATAAGCCCGTCTATTAAAGGCCTCTGGTTGGGTGTGGGAATATTTTTCTTACTAAGCTTTTCAGGCATGTTCCTTCAAGCTTCAGAAGAAAAAGCTTTAAAGAATGGAACAGCAAGCCCTGAGTTGTTGGCACGAGAGGCTGACCGAAAAGCGCGTAATGAAGAACAGCAGAAGGCTGAGGCTGAGCGTGAGGCCACTAAATTAGCTGAAAAAGAACGACGTGATCGGGAGAGAGAGGCACGTGATCGAGCTATTGCTATTGAGGTTGATGCAGAAATTGCATTAAAGAATTTCTTAAAAGATCCTGAAAGTGCGCAAATACGTAATCAGAGCGGTATGTGCGGCGAAGTAAATAGCAAAAACAGTTTTGGAGGTTACACTGGATTCAAACGATTTATAGCGAGTCCCGCGATAGTTGCTATCGATGGAGAGAATATAGAATCTGGCGAGTTTCAAACTGTATGGGAAAAGTTTTGTACATAATGCTTCATGCCTAACTTAGATAACCCTGCCATTGAGCAGGGTTTTTTATTGTCCAAATTTTAGAGGTATTCATGTCTGGTAAAAATTTAATTTTTAAACTAATTCTAGATGGAGACTCCAGAGGATTGGTGCAGAATACTAAAAGTGCAGAGAAAGCTTTTAGTGATTTACAGCAGGCAATTAAACAAGGAACAGCAAGCTTTGAAGGGGAAGCCAAAAAGACATCGGATGCTGTTTCTAAAATTGTGCCGAAAGAATCCTTGGAATTGGCTGATAAGCTAAAGACTACGCTAAACGGAGCAACAGAGGCTATCAAAGGTGCAGGGGATGGTGCCAAAGAAACAGCTGATAATTTCAAGGACTTTGGCAGCAAGGCTGAGAAAGCACTTGAACAACTAAAAGTTGATCTGGTTGGAGCAAAGCAAGCACTTCAAGATTTCTCAAAAACCAATGCCTCGCCACATGACATTGAGGCTGCCAAGCAGAAAGTAGACCAGCTAGAACGAGAAGTAGAACAGGCTGAGACTGCATTCCATGAATTTGATAGCGCCGTAAATAAAGCCAATACAGAGCTAAAGGAAACCAGTAGTGTAGCTGATAAGGCCAAACAGGGATTTAGTGCAGCTAGGGCAGCAGTAGGGACACTGGCAGCAGGTTTAGCAGGCTTAGGGCTTGGTCTTACAGTTAAAGAGCTATTACAGACTGCAGATGCCACACAACAGATGGGTGAGCGTATTAAGAACGCCACCAGTAGCACAGAAGAATACACTATGGTTCAAGCCAGACTTTTAGATCTGGCAAATAAGACATTCCGGCCGCTTGAAGAGGCTCAGGAGGTGTACCTAGCTACAGCCGGAACCATGAAATCACTAGGCTACTCCACGGAGCAGATCTTAGCAGTTACAGAAAGCTTATCACTATCCTTTACCCACAACGCCACCAGAGCTGATCAAGCACAGTCAGCACAGGATGCCTTAGCAAAATCCATGGCTAAGGGTTCGGTAGATGCAGATGCATGGATGTCGATCATTACTGGTGCAGATAATGTCGTAAAAGACATGGCAGAAAGTACCGGGCGTACTGAAGAGGAAATTCGTCAACTAGGGGCAAGTGGTAAAATTTCCATTAAAGAGCTAACCACGGCGCTTATTGAGTCTAGAGATCGTAATGAAGAGCTAGCCAGCTCAATGGCTAACTCTACAGCCGATGCAGCTGTAGCACTTAAAAACAACCTGACAGACGTTATTGCCAAGCTAAATGAAAAGCATCAGATATCATCTAGGTTGTCAGAGGCCATGCTTACACTAGGTGGTGATATGAGCTGGCTTACCACCCTATTTGAGGATGCTATTGGCGCCATAGAGACTGTTACTGAGCGATATTCAGGGTTGGATGCAGAAACAGAAGCACTAAAAGGTGCTTTAAGCTCAATGTACGAATTGTTTAAAGAGCTTGTATCTGGTGCATGGGAATTAGGAAAAACCATAGATGACGTATTAGGGACAGCTTTCACAAGCTTTACATCCTTGCTCGGCTCATTTGTTGGTGATGTCGCATCTGCCGGAGAGCAAGTAAGTTTCTTAACAAGGGTCTTGCAAGGACTATCACTTGTTTTTGGCATGGTTGAAGATGGCATATCTGGTATCAAGATTGGCTTAAATCTCATTACAGGCGCGTTCTATACTTTGGCCTCAGCAGCCAATAGCGTTATGGCGGCAATCACATGGGGCGATGTGAGCAAGCAATTTGCCGCTAATGCTGATTTAATGAAGGATAAGGCCGAGCAGTACTATACTGAAGCAGACAAGCAGGCCATGGAGTTTAAATCCAAGTATGTTGAACGCCTGGAGGAAATGTCGAAGACTGAGCAGCAGAAAAATCAGGAAAAGGCTGATAGTGCTAAAGCCACTCTGGAAAAGATCGATGCAGACGAAACAGCTAGTGCACAGAATCGGATTAAGGCAGCACAGGATTATGCCAATGCAGCCATAGCAGCTAATGAAGGCGTGCTATCAGAACAGCTCAAGTCTGAACTAGCGGCTAAGGGCTACGCCGTAGCAATGGATGAGACTGGGAAGGTTACAGTCACGGCTATGGATGCTGCAGGGCAGAAACTGACAGAAGTACAGCAGAAAACTGAAGCCATTAAAGTGGCTACAGAAAACCTCAGAATAGCGGATGAAGAGTATCTGACCTATCAGAAGCAAGCCGCTATTGAGCGCGCAGCTCTAGAGAAGCAGATGCAACAAGCCAAGGCTTCTGGTGATCTGAATGAGCTTAAACAGATTCAAGACAAAATCAACCAGATCAATACCAAGGAGCAAGAGCTACAAGCTAATCGAAATCAAAGACAGACAGAGTTATTGGCACTTAACCAAAAAACGGCTGACGGCTCTGCTGCGGCGTACATAAGAGCTTCTGAGTTAGCCCAAAAGTTCGGGGTAGACCTGGATAGGTCACTTAACAAGGTGTCTGAGCAGTTTGTTAAGTCCGGAGATGATATAGACAAGCTAGGTAGTGAGCTAAAAAAGCTTGGGATCGAGGGCAAGCAAGCTGGTAATGTTACCTATGAAGCCTGGTTGACGTGGCTACAAACGGCCAAAAGCCAGGCTGAAATTGATATGGCCAAAGCCAAGCTTCAGGAGTTCGGTACTCAAGGACAAATTTCAACATCTCAGGTTGAGCAAGGCCTCATTGCTATCAAAATGCAGGCTCAAGGATTACCAGATGATATTGATCCGGTTACTGAAGCATTTAAGCGATTAGGCATCCAAACCAAAGAGCAATTAAAGTTGGCCGCCCAGCAAGCTTTGATGGACTACATCACAATTCGGGATAGCGGTAAGGCTACTGCTGAAGGAATTGAAAAGGCATATCAAAAAGCTGCTCAGTCTGCGGCAGCTTCAGGGGATGCTGGAAGAATTGCTGCAGTAAATGCAATGAATGCCGGGCGTAATCTTGAAGTGCAGATTGATGATACTGGCAAAGCAGTTGTCAAAACCATGGATGATTGGACCAAATCCAATGACCGTGTTAAGAATTCCGCACGCGGGATTGGTGATGGTTATCGTCATGCAGGTCAGATCGCACGTGAAGAAGCTAAATCTTCCACCGAGGCTTGGGCTGATGCAGTTTCTAAAGCTAAAAGTGATTTCAATAAGGAAATGAAGCGTCAAGGCGAAGCATTGAGTAAAGGAATCTACGAATACGATTCTTACACCAAGTCTGATGTGATTTCACAGCTGAAAAGCAAAGGCTATGACGATAAAGAGGCCGAAAAATTGGCTTCTACCATCTGGTCCAAGGCTATGGCCGCTGATCGTGATGCTAAAGCTGAAGGTCTTGGAAAGGAAAGCAGCGTGGCAATGAAAGCATTGATCAATGCTGAATTTGATCGAGCTGCAGCCAATGGAATAACCACTCAGCACGGAACCAACAAGATCAATGAATTGCTTCGCAGTATCAATGTGGCTTCAACTGGTTCTGGTAGCTTGGGTGATTATGCGCCGTCAATTCCTTCTGTGTCATCAAATGCTGCTACACAAAGCATTAAGGAAAGTGTGAATTACAACATTCAATTCGGAGGTCAAACCCTATCCCTTACAGGTGATGCAAGTCAAAAGGATGTAATGACCAATCTGGTAAATCAATTAAAAGGTATAGCGAAATCAACATGAAATTAATTCGCTTAGCAACATCAGAAACCGTCTCATTAGAGGACGGTTTTTTATGGTCTGATGAATTCTCATGGAAAGCCATTGAGCAGACTCAATCCTATGCCATGGATGGCACTTTGCATATTCAGGAAGGCAAAAAGAAGTCTGGTCGACCAATTACCTTGCAACCGGCAGATCAAGAAATGGGCTGGATCAAGCTACGTGAACTGCGGACTGTTTTGGAATGGTCAAAACTGCAGGAAGAGAATTTCAAACTGAAGTTTGAGCAGCCTCATGACAACCGAGAATTCATAGTCAAATTTAACCACCAGGATGGAGCTTTAGAGGCTACACCGGTGAAAGGGATTCCAGCGGTATCAATGGATGATTATTACAACGTGACCTTACGCTTTACGGAGTTAAACGATGGCGATTGAAACCAAAGATTTAGTAATCTACAAGTCTGAACGCTTGACCGATAACTCGGATGGCGGTGGTAAATATTCTGGCGTAGTAGTTCAGGATGGTATCAGCAATAACCTGTTCAATGACGTATCGGAAATGGATCGAACCATGGGTGATGTGTCCATGCGTAAGGTCTTTCCGGCAGTTACCACTGAAGACACTGATCTATTAATGGGTGCAACGGTTTTTGTATCTGAACTACCAGAAGATCCAAACGTATCAGCATTGCTTTTCAGTACCAAAAACTGGACGGATGAACGCCAGTCGGCTCAGAACCGGGTAGAGAATTATCTGGCCAAAGGCGGGCAGATTGCTGGTACGCCACTGGATACGCACTGGAAAGGTATGTCATCGCTGCAGGTGGCTATGTTTCCTCAGGAAGTGGAATCTTCGGTAGGCGATACCATTGTGCTGGTCAGTGATGAAGGCAAGGTATTGGAGCGTGAACAGTACGTACGAATCACCAAGGTTGAAACCCGTACTGCCATTATGGTGATTGATAAAGAGAAAATTGAATACAAGGTTGCAACCTACTCACTCAATGATGCACTTGAAGTTGATTTTGTTGGCCTTTCAGCACGCCAGTGGTACAACGGTGAGAAATCCAAGACCATCATCCGCGATACCATTGTTGCGGATACCGGCCTGTACTATTCATCTACAGCACTGGCTTCTGATGCCAATGTTGGTGAATTTACAGTCAATGCCAAAAGTATCTTTGCTCAACTCATTCCATCAGCTCAGACAGAAACACCGATCATTGATGTGAACGCCGCCGGTGAAAGTGTGGTACTGGTGGCGGGTAATGAAGGTACCATCACGGTCAATTATCCGAATATGGTGATTGGTGTCAGCCAGAACCTGTATATCGGTTCAGCAGTGATTCCTTCCAGTGTGTCATTCACATTACAAGGCCAGCAGATCACCGATCAGGGTGGCTTGCTTAAGAACACCCAGGGAACAGAAGTCGGCACGATTGATTATCAGCGTGGCTTGATTCAATGGACCGCAGCAGCACCAGCCGGCACCTCAAGTTTGAATATCACATTCAAGCCAGCTGCTGCACCGAATCAGTATTATCAGAGTCATGCGATTCCAGTGACTCAGAATAACCAGAGCACCAACTGGACCGGTGTTTTAATTCCGATTCCCGCACCAGGCGCACTTTCGATTTCTTATATGAGTCAGGGCAAGTTCTATGAGTTGAAAGATGATGGTTCAGGGCAATTAAAAGCCTCAAGTCCGTCTTTTGGTTCAGGCATGATCAATTATGAAACCGGCTCATGGTTATTAACGACTGGCGCACTACCAGATGTAGACACACCAATTCTGCTGAACTGGGGTACACCGATTGTCACCTTCGTAAGATCAAATTTAACCGTGGAAAAAGCTGCATTTGATTTTGATTTAGGTCGACCAGGTGTTTTGCTGGGTATCACGATTAACTGGGCTCTAGAAGGTGAAGAGAAAACAGCAACCTCCAATGCCCAGGGCAAATTTACCGGTGATGCCACCGGTGAAATTAATTATGCCACCGGGATTGGCAAAATCATTCCGAATAAGTTGCCACAGAAAGGTACAGTCTTTTCAGTGATCTATAACTACGGCACTTCACTTGAACAGACCAAAATGGATGTCACCCCTATAAACCAAAAGATGACGTTCACAATCGGGACAGGACCAGCGATTCAGCCAAATAGTGTTGAGTTAAAAATTCCACTTCAAAGCAATGAGGGGATTACAGGATCTGTAACCCTGACAGATGTGCCGGTGAATGCAACCATGGGGAATTTAGTGAATAGCCGTGGTCAAGTGCAAGGCACCATTATCTATGCGACGGGTGCAGTTGAAGTCACACCAAAAAGTACAGCGAGCAGATTTGTGCAAACCTTTACACCTATGGCTATCTATGCGGCTGCCTAGAGAGGAAAATATGTCTTTTTATTCTCCACAAACATCAGACATTCAAGGTCAGCAGGTTGAACTGAAAGCCCTTAATGCTGTTGATGTGATCGTTAAATATCGTGATACCTCAGGATCGAACTCGGCAACCCATATGGTGACGGCCAATAAACTCAAACTGGATTTATCTTCTGGCTTTGATGAGCAGATCCTGACAGGTTCAGCACGATTCAAAGTCGGTGCTGATACTTTTCTGGATCGCACTGGCTTGCTGTATCGCAATGTGAATCCAGCCAATAATAGCGGGATTCAGTCGGGTGTTATTCAATACGGTACCGGGATCGTTGAAATCGATTCCTGGACACCGAATACAGATAACACGATTACCCTGGAATCCTTAACTACCACAACCGACTTGTTGCTAGTCAATAAGATCAGCTTTAGAACGCCGATCATGCCGATCCGGCCACAATCCTTAACTGTGGTTGTGGGTACCACTGAATTTGGTCAGCTGACATTAACCGCTGATGAAAATGGCGTGATTGAAACCAGTCGGGCGCATGGGCAGGTGAACTGGGATAATGGCTTTGTGACGATCTACTTCTACACCAAAACCAAAATCACCGAAGCCAACCGAGCGGAAATTGAGGCAAACGACTGGTATGACTCATTGCTTGAATATGATGAGCTAGATGGCCGTTATATTAACGTTCCGGTCTGGGTCGATGCTTCATCCGTACGCTATAACGCTGTGGCTTATACCTATATTCCTTTGGATTCTGAAATTCTAGGTCTGTCTGCCACGCGTTTGCCGATTGATGGCCGGGTGCCGATTTTCCGCGTTGGTGGGATTGGTATTGTCAGCTCAAGTAAGTCTCAAGAATTACCAAGTGCGATTGCAGGTACCACATACGATCTGAATGATCAACGGATTTCATGGGCAGAACTTGAAGATACTAACGGAACGAAAGTAGCCTTCGATTTGTACACAGTTGATTATGATTATGGCCGTGTGACATTGGGTGGTGACTTCGTATTGGGTAATCTGGTTGAGCCACTGGTGACAAAATACCGCTATCAGGATATGGGTCTGATACGTGATGTGCAGATCAATGGTCAGCTGACTTTCACCAAGCCCTTAACACATAACTATGATGCGGTGGATACCATCGTAGGATCTGCTTTAGTGATTGGTGACATGCAGGCGCGTTACACACGCAAGTTTGTGCAAGGTTCGTGGAGTAATGTATGGGTTGATGAGCCAACGGGTAGCGGCATTTCAGCCAACTATAACGATGCGTTATATCCAATTGCTGTGACGAATAAAGGCGCTATTCAAGAGCGATGGGCACTGATCTTCACTGATGCACAATCATTCCGCTGTGTTGGTGAATACTCAGGGCAGATCGGCACAGGGAGTGTGAATGTGGATTTTGCTCCAATCAACCCAGTAACAGGCTTGCCATATTTCACAGTGAAAAAAGAAGGTTGGGGCGCGGGCTGGGCAAACGGTAACGTGCTGCGCTTCAATACTGTAGCTGCAAACTTCCCAGTCTGGGTGATTCGTACAGTGAAGCAATCTGAACCAGCTGTGATATCAGACCAGTTCCAGATCATGCTACGTGGCGACATTGACCGCGTGCTGTAAACATTAATTTAAATATGACCGCTTTGTGTGGTCTTTTTTTTATAGGTAAAAAAGATGGCAGGTTTAGTAAAGCACTATCAAAATACCATGAAGGGCATCCCTCAGCTATCTAATGCTTGGGGTTCAATGATCAATTTACTCGATGCGGTCTTGGTTAATGGTTTTAATCATGTGCCAGTGATAAGCATAAGCAAGTCAACACCTACTGCTATTACCGCAACTATCCACTTGGGCAGTGGTCATGGTTTTATTGATCGCCAAGTGGTACGTATCACCGGCTCAACAAATGGCTGGGATGGTGATTATAGGGTTTTAAGTGCTGGCACAAACACAATTACTATTGAATGTACAGATTTGCACTCATCTGCATTAAATGGCACAGCGACCTGCTTTACTGCACCGCTTGATTTTGAAATTGCTCATCAAACCCCAACAGAATCCACAACTCCAAAACGTGCTTATCGCTCTACAGATCCTGACTCACTTGGCTTAATTTTGCTTGTACATGATTTTTGTTCGCCCGGGGCGGCGGCGGCAGGAGCAAAATTTGCAAAGGTAGGCGTGGTGTCAGGTATGACTGATATTAACAATATTACTGGTGTGCAAATGCCATACAACCCCGCAAAACCAAATAGTAATTGGGAGTGGGATGGGGAGTATCATGGGTGGGCAAAGTGGTATTATCGTACTGCAGATCACGGAGGTCCAGCTAGTAGCAGTAACGATGATGTATCGGTATCCACTATTATAAATTCCAGTTTTTTAGTGGTGGGGGATGGGAGTGGTTTCTCTTTGGATGTTACAGTCAGTAACACAGGTCTTTTCCTAACATACGGATATCTTGAATTTTTAGATGCCAGAAATAATACTAAAAATCTAGCTTTGTTAGCTGCTGGACTTCAGATAAAGACAAAGCAGAGAGATAGTATCGTTGCACACGCTAGATCCGGAATAAGGTTAGGTGGTCACACTGTGGCTGCGTATGGCGGCTTAAATTTAAATGCAGCTATTTGGTTTGATGCGACAGGAAGCGCAAATTACGAACTTGCAGGTCAGTCTATTTATCTAGGGCAGGGCAACAATAAAAACGCCTCCGTATCCGCATCTAGTAATGTGTTTTTTGTCCCCTTCATGCTAACAGTTGGCGATAATTATATTGGATTTCTACCTTTCATTAAGAGCACTGCTAATTCGTCTAATGTGGAAGGGGTTTCAAATATCGGCAAGTACGTTACACGCTACTCAATGAATGAAGCAATACTTCTTATTAAACATGGCTATACACTGGAGCAAAGATAAATGGATATATTAACCCCCATTAATTTATCTATACATGCTCAGAAATGGACAGCCATAGCTGGGCGCATATATGAGCTAGGTATTCCGGTAGCAAGACAAGTCAATATTTATAATCGAAATAATGGCATGTTAATAGCTACGACTAAAAGCGACGCTGATGGTCATTATCAAGTAAATATTCCTCTAATTAATGCTTATACAATTACATCTATCGACCCAAAGCGTCAGTTTAACGCAGTCATCCAAGATAACGTGGTGCCAAAATGAGTAAAACATCAGTCAATGCTCGGCTTGCCATGATTCAAGCCTTTGCAAATTTTATGGATAGCGGTAGCCAAAGTGCTACCGTTATTTTTTATGAGGGTGTGCAGCCTGCCAGCCCTGCGGTTGCAGCAGATTCGAATAATGCTTTGGTAACACTGAATTTTCCAGAGCCATGTATTAAAGAAGTCACAGCCAGTTATGTAGAGCTTCATCCAACCGACACAGCAACGGTTATTAAAACTGGTACCGCAACTTGGGCGCGAATCTACAGCGGTGCTGGCGGGGTCGGTGCCGATCTTACTGTTGGCACAGATATATCTTTAGCGAATACCAATCTGGTTGTGGGTGGTACCTTGTCTATCCAATCAATAAAACTCAGACCTTAATTTAAAAGGGTGCTCATGTGGATTTTAAAAATAAGCTCGGCACCGTTGATGCGCATAACCTAAACCTAAACTTTAAGCCTGATAATACTGATAGCCATAACATCATTCTGAATTTTGAGCATCTAGCCGACGGATCGACCAATCTCAATTTCGGTGATGATGTTTCTGCTGTAATCGATACAGTACTTGATACTGAGTTTTCACTTGAAGTCACAGCAGTCTATGCAGATAGTGGTGCAAACACTGCAGTTATAGACACGGTAATTGATATTGAGTTCAGCTTTGATGTTGTCGCAGTCTTTAAAGAGAACACCGATGTCATTGGGCACATTGATACAGTCTTAGACACTAGTTTTAACTTTGAAATCGAAGCGGTATTTAGTGAAAACCTGTGCACGATTGATACGGTTTTAGATACTGGGTTTTCATTCGAAGTTAAAGCACTATTCGATATCAATCATCTGGTGGGCGTGTCTTATGGCTTTGATATGCGATATAAGAAAGCCATCGCAGCCTTGAGCACCACAGAAATACCATGGGCCAAGCCTATATTAAGAGTCTCAAATGAGGCTCTTTTTTATGACCAGGGTTTGGTAATTTCCAATCAGAAAAATATTCAATATGAGCAAGCAGGGTCATTGAATCGCGCGGTTAGATCGATACATGAGCAAGCAACCGGTTTAAGTTCAGATGCATATGTGATTTGGGAAGAGGGTGATAAACGCTTTATTCATCAGCGATATGTGCATGAAGAAACCGTCAAGCTGCGTCATAACCGAGAAACAGTCTGGCAGGAAATGATCCGCAGGCGCAAGACTTTTACTTATTCACATGAAGTAGCTCAAGTCTTTGAGCACCGCTTTTCATTTGAGTGGGATAAAAGCCTGGAGATTATCACCAAGTCAGATTTGCCATGGGATAAAGCCAAAGCGATTCATTATCGCAAGCATCCGGTTTTACCTTGGCCAAAGCCTGAAATACCCAAATATGAAGGCACTGGCGATCTAAATTTTGTCTGCTTATGTCATGACGTTGATTCACACAATGTTGTTTTAAATTTTGGTGCAGATGACTGTATTCCAGCACTGCCGAATAGAAACTGGTGGTATATCGTGAATACATTAATAGCCGAGCGACTGGATACCGGCGAGAAGATTCAAGTGATTGATGGTAGCTACAGTGCCAGCCGGTCGCAGTGGTGTTGGACTTACTCAATTACCGTGGCTCATACCGAGAAAGATAAACTACAGCCGATCGATGGGCAGCCATTGATTCTTAAAGTCATAATCAATGGATTTGAGCATCATATTTTGCTGGAAGATCCAGAGGAAACCCGACGATTTGCCAGTGTTTTATACACTTACCCGGGGCGCAGCGTTACTGCGTTGAACTCGGATAAATACGCACTTTTACGCTCATTTATCCAGGACAATGAACGAACCTCTGTGCAGCTTGTGCAGGCTGAACTGGATCGAGCAAATAGCGGTACAACTCTGGACTGGAAACTGATTGATGAACTGGGTTGGATTGTGCCGATTGAAAGCCTGAGCTATGCAGAACTTGCACCAATCGATGCAATAAAGCAGGTTGTTGATGCAGGCGGCGGCTTTATCTATAGCCAGAAAGCAGGTAATACGCTGACTATTTTGCCCCGATACCAGAAAGGCTACTGGGATACGATGACGGTAGAGGATTACGATATTCTGTTATCTGAAAGCCTGGTGATGCAGCAGAACATTAAGCAGAACGATGAATATATTGCTGACTTTAATGCCCTCACCGTAGTGAATAGTCGCAGCGGTGAAAGTCTGAAAGTACAGCAGCGTGGTACCTCGGGTGATGTGCCTCTAGAAACAGTCACAGGGCCATTATTTAATGTAGTGTCGGGTGCCAGCTATGGCAAAAATGAACTGGTCAAAGCCAATATTCAGGAGTTACACACTTTCTCAGATATTCCGGTCAGTCAGGAAATTGGCGAGATGCTACCTGGTAAAACCATTGCCTTTAATGGCCAGTGGTGGGGTGTGATTGATGGGGTGAGTGGAAGTTTTTCATACGAAAAGGTGAATGAAACCATTACCGTGGAGCGTATCAGTCGTGAGTAATCCTTTATTTGAACTGCAAAAGCTTTTAAATCCAACCCATGCTGAATACATCGGTACCATCACCTCTGTGAAGCATCCAGAGTATCGGGTGCAGATTGATGGTGGATCTGGTCCGGTACTATGCACATCTGGCACGGCTTATAACTTAGGTGCCAGAGTATTCATTTCAAACCAGGTGATCCTAAGACCAGCACCTACTGGACAGCATTCAGAAATAGAAGTCTAAACTCAACCAAATAACAGCACCTTTTTTAGGTGCTTTTTTATTATCAAAATCAGGGGGGCGCAATGTCCAACGACTATTTGTCTGATCCACCTGCAGCCACATCTGGACAACTACTTGCGATATCAGAAAGTATCAGCCAACTGCGCCAAGAGATGCGTCAGGAAATGCGAAAACTCGAAGATGTGCCGCAAAAAATTGACCGTATGAGCATGCAGTTCGATCAACTTCAAGAGAAACAACAAAACCTTGATAGCAATGTGCAAAAGATCCAGAAAAACCTTGAGGATGATTTAGATAGAACAAAATCAAGCCTTCGAGATGAAATGAAGCAAATTCGAGTGGATGCCGAGGTCAAGCACAAAGAAGTCGATATGCAGATCCGGGTGCTGCATGAAAGTAAAACCAAAATAGATAGTGTCACAAATCTGGTTCGATGGGGTGGGATTGCCATCATTGGTGTATTTGCAGCAGCCTGGAATAATCAAACCGCTAAAACTGACACGGTGAATGCACAGGCAATGGCGAATAGTCAAAAAATCCAAGTCCTTGAAAAACAATCCGACCAACTCTTAAGAACGGTTGAAGAAATCCGCAACAAACTTTATGAAAGAAACTATGTGAGAGGAAATGATGAAATTAATTAATGAAAATGTATGGAAGTTTGACTCAGTAAAATACGGCGCCTATATGGCGCTTTTTTTATCCTGCGTACATTTGATTTTGCAGGAAGTGTATAACGCCAATGTCTTACCTGAGCCATATCAAAGCATTGCGTCTATTATTTTGGTATTTTTGGCTACATATGTAGGACGTAAAAAAGCTCAGCCAGAACTTCACCCAGATCCAACTGTTTTAGGTTTCGCAAACCTACCGGTTGATTCAATTACTTTTGAGAAAGCGTTTCAAAGGTTGATCGGTCATGAAGGCGGGTATACCAATGATAAGCGCGATCCGGGTAACTGGACCGGTGGCAAAGTGGGGGTAGGTGTACTAAAAGGCACTAAGTACGGCATTGCTGCAAATACTTATCCTAATTTGGATATTAAAAATTTATCACTTGCTCAGGCCAAAGAAATCTACAAAAAGGACTGGTGGGATAAATTAGGCGGCAATGGCATACATTCAGCGATTACCTTTCAACTTTGGGATTTTGCAATTAATGCTGGCAGGAAACGTGCAATCCAAGAATTACAACAGGCGGTTGGCGTAACTGCAGATGGCATCATTGGACCTAAAACTATTGAAGCTGTGAACACTCAAGATCTAAACGATGTGATTCTAACTTTGACCGCTGAGCGCTTAAAGTTTTATACATCTTTGAACACATGGCCGACATGGGGTAAGGGCTGGACCAATCGTGTTGCGGATAACCTAAAATATGCAGCACAGGACAATTAAAAAGATGAATGAGTTTAAGAAGGTAAGCAATGTATTACTGCAATCCAATGGCATTTACTTTATTGAATGTCCAGGATGCAAGACACTTCATCCTATTCATGTTGATGAGCAGCATCGCATTCGGTGGGGTTTTAACGGCAATGTTGATGCACCAACATTCACACCCTCATTAATGGTAAATCAAGGTCATCCAAGCCAATGTCATTCATTTATTACAGATGGGAAAATTCAATTTTTATCAGATTGCCACCATAGCCTGGCAGGTCAGACTGTGGATTTACTGCCGGTAGAGGAATTCTAATGACAGCACTAACAATAGAACAAGTATCAAAATCCACATTAGAAGTAGCTGAATCAGGCGGCCCAATTCTAAGTCAGATTGCAAAGTACATGGATGCAGCTGAAAAGCTAAAGAATAGTACTTTATCTGGTGAAGAAAAGCGGAACTGGGTAATTGAGTTTGCCAAGAAGGAAGTTGTAGAAGTATTCACGAATCTCGATTACTGGATACCGATTATTATTCGATTTATTAATGCTGCTAAGGCAGCATTCAATTTGCTCAAAAAAGCTATCGTCTGATTTAAATAAGCCCTCTAGGTGAGGGCTTTATTTATGATTTTTAATATTATCTAATTTCTCTCCAAGCCTAAGTATTTCTTTCAATATTTCATAAGAGTTTTCGTAAGATTCTAGATTTGCTGTCGCACTGTTTGTTAAAGCGCCACCCGGAATTAAATCCTGTTTTAATGCAAAGATATGTGCATAAAATCTAACTACATCATTAACTATATTCGGATTTAAATAACCAATTTTTTCTAAGTTATTAGAGTAAACAGGTGTAAGCTCATCTTGAAATGGAACTATTATAATCGGGTTTTCCATAGGAGCTTGATTAAGATATTCGATACGTTCTTCAAATACCTCTTTATATTTTCGTTGAACAGCAAGATCATATAAAGCAGATACTTCTGCTAATATTGCGACTTGATATGTGTGAGCTTGTTTTCTCTGGTCAAGCCATTTCACTAATAACTGGGTAAGAAAACCAATACCCGCACTAAAGCCAGCAACTACTAAAGCATCGCTTAATTTAATATCCATAAAATTTTCCAAAAAGCCCAGTCAGATTCCTTCTTAAAAATACTTCTATTTTGAACCGTGTGCACTATATAAAAGTAGGTCCATGTTTTCATTGTCTTGTTATCTCCACACCTTCCCAAAACTCTCCCTTCTTGTCTCTCAAAAACTTCTCAGCATCATACTTGCTATAAAACTGCTTAGCCTTCTCAAAATCTTTATCCCAATACCAGCCACTTGAATACATGGCATCCAGTTCAGACACTTCCCAGAAATCATACTCATCAGTGTGGATCTGATAGGCCAAATATTTGCTATTCTTCTTTATATAGTGAGGGTAGCCGTAGCTCATGGTTATTCCTTTTTACTACTTCCATTCATTAGTCTTCACTCAATCGTTCAGTCCTCAAAATAAAAGTTTGGCTTATTAGATTACCTGAAAATATAAGGGTGAAAATTAGTTTACCAGGGTAAGAGCTCAGCAAAAAACTACTGAACAAAGATATATTTCTTTAGCTCGGTTAAAATTTTATTGTTTAATAGCTCAACTTCTTTTAGGTGTTCTTTCGTATCTCTCAACGCATAGGTATCCTTTTTAATATTGTGAATATCTAGGGTTGCAAAAGTATCAAGACAACTACCATAAGCTAAATATTGTTTATGGAAATCACTATTTTCTGTTAAGTTTATAAACTCACCTAGATTCTCTCTATTAGAATTAAATATTTTTATCAAATGAGTGCGATGAGATCTTAGTTTGTCTCTGTAATCAGAAAGGTTATATTCATCGATATTTTCAATTTCCGCGAGAGAGAATTTAATATCATGAATTAAATTCCTTTCATTATGAATGAGGTGGAATGCATTTCTCGCATCAGTGGAAATAATTGATTTATTGTGTTCTTCTTTCCAATCGGTAAATACATATGCAGCAACTATAGCTGCCCATAGAGTTGAAATCCCGCCAAAATAATTTCCAAATATTCCAATTGCGGCAGATGAAGTCGCGGGCGAATCAAGCTTCGAAAATAATATATATGTAATCAAGAGGATTAAGCTACCTCCTATCAAGCTAAAAGCTAATGGTTTAATTTTTATCATCCTTTCCACCCATCCACGATATCGGCCCAATCTTGCATCATCTTCCTGCGATCCGCCAGGTATTTAGCATGGTTATAGGTGGCGCGTGTTTTATTTTCATCAGCATGGGCCAGCTGCGTTTCAATCCACTTTTCATCATAGCCGAGTTCATTCAGCAGGGTGGAAGCCGTAGCCCTGAAATCATGAGCCGTGACGTTCTGCATGATGTATTGCAAAGCCCGATTGATCGTAGTGGCTGGCATCATCCCGCCGTTATAGACACCCTCAAAAACATACTTCTTTCGGCCAGTGAGTTTCTTCTGTTTAAGTAATAACTGATACACCTGCTCAGACATAGGCACCACATGCGTTCTATTTTTTTTGGTCAGGCGCATGCCCTTTTTAAGCTGTTCCCTGGACTGCTTTTCAAAAGTAATAATGCGGTTTTCAAAGTCGATAAAAGACCACTGCAGACGACGCACTTCAATTGACCGAAGCATGGTGTAAAACAGGAATAATATCGAATTTACAGTCGACTCGGCACCGCCGTAGCTATCGATCCGCGCTCTAAACATTTTTCTTTCGGTTAATGTTAATGGTCTGGCATGTTCTACATCCGGACGTGCAATGACTTCACGGACTGCATAAGTCGGATCATTCTCGGCTCTTAGTGTTGCAATGGCATACCGCATCACAGAGCCGACCTTCTTTCTGTTTTCAATCGCGGTCACTTCACCAGTACCGTGGTTATCCTGACCCTTAACACGCTTAACTGTGTTTTGCATGATCTTCAAAACATCGGCAGACGTCACATCTTTAATATTCTTATGACCAATCACTTTATAAATATCTTTTTCCATTGCCCGGTGAAAAGCATCGATATAGGTTTGCGATTTATCCTGCAGGCGATTCACGGCATATTCTTTGGCAATAGCTTCAAAACTATTTTCATCACACAGCATGCTGGCTTTTTCCTGCTGGCGATGTACAGCCGGATCGATGTTGTTAGCAAGCAGCGATTTAATTTCTTCCTGTTTTTGACGTGCTTCGGCCAGGCTAACGATAGGGTATTCACCCAGACTGATCATGGATGCTTTGCCAGCGAAACGATAGCGAACACGCCAGAGCTTAGCACCGGTTGAGCGGACTTCAATACATAGGCCGCCTTGATCGGCAATTCGGTATGCCTTCTCCATTGGTTTTAGTTTTTTGAGCTTTGTATCGTTGAGCATGTGAGTAACGGAAAAATTTGAATGTTGTTACTCACAATCTTACTCACAAATGTGATTAATACAATTTAATTCTATTTTAGGGTATTTAATACGAAAGACTGGAAAATAAAGAATATGAAAAATTGGTTTAATGGCATTTAATAGTATTTAATTGCTGTGCTCATTTTCGATCATTAGAAGCATGAGCTTAACCTATTGAAATTATTGCACTTAACTGTGCTAAAGTGATCCAGATTGAGCTTTATCGGGACTTGTTGCAAGTCTAGGGAATACACGACTAAATCGTTGATTTCATTGTGTGAAAATAAAGCACGCCTCATCATAGCAAAAAATAGCCACATCGGGCGCAATAATTTTTCAATTTTCAGCCTGGTGATTAGCTCACAGCCTTTTAAATATTTTAAATGTGTGTATAAGTAATTAACTGATGAAAAGTAAGTTTAAATAAATATTGCAGTTATTATTTTTTTAAATTAATAATAAATAAGTTTTAAATGATTAAAATAATTATGCTGAAAAAAACATCATTTGAATAATAATGCATGGGATAAATCAAACAATAAGATCGACAATTTGAATAAAAGTGACTCAAAATAGTGATCTTTTTAAATACACAAACCTACAGATCACGCTTTGTAACTGATAAAAATTAACCAGAATTAAACGAAATTGAATATTTTTTAAACTAAATTAGCATAAAAACGCAATTCCTCACTGAAAATTGCTCCTATTCTTACCTAATATGAAATCATCGCACTATTTAGGTGCGCTAAAAAAATACCTGCAACAAATCTCAGGAAGAATGCTTGAATATAGTGCATTTAGTTTAAGTCACAGTATAATAGCGACAAGGTATTTTTATCTTCCTATGTTTTCTTATAAAGATTTCAAGATTTTAGATATACTTTTAAAAGTTGGTACGCTAATTGCTTAATAGATACCAACTTCTAACACGCACTTTGCGAGTGCAACAAAAAACATCGGAGCAAAATGAGCATGGCGAACAAGGTCCTTCAACTCATACAAGAAAGTGGCGCGAAATGGGTCGATTTTCGCTTTACTGATACCAAGGGTAAAGAACAGCACGTTACTTATCCAGCAGACAGTATTGATGAAGATACGTTTGAAGACGGCAAAATGTTTGACGGTTCTTCAATCGCAGGTTGGAAAGGCATCGAAGCATCGGACATGATCTTACGTCCAGATGCAGAAACAGGTTTCATCGACCCGTTCTTTGCAGAGCCAACTGTTGTTGTGACTTGTGACGTTATCGAACCATCAACTGGTCAAGGTTATGAACGTGACCCACGTTCGATTGCTCGCCGTGCAGAAGAATACCTGAAATCTACAGGTATCGGTGATACTGCATTCTTCGGTCCAGAACCAGAATTCTTCGTATTTGACGAAGTAAAATGGGACATCGACATGTCTGGCGCTCGTCATACATTGATCGCTGAAGAAGCTGCTTGGTCTACTGGTAAAGATTACGAAGCAGGTAACTCGGGTCACCGTCCACGTGTTAAAGGTGGTTATTTCCCAGTTCCTCCTGTTGATTCTCATCAAGATATGCGTGCAGACATGTGTGCAAAAATTGAAGAAATCATGGGCCCAGGTCGTGTAGAAGTGCATCACCACGAAGTTGCATCTTGCCAGTTAGAAATTGGCGTGAGCTTCAACACAATGGTTCGTAAAGCTGACGAAGTACAACAGTTCAAATATGCTGTTTGGAACGTTGCGCACCAATACGCTAAAACTGCAACCTTTATGCCTAAACCAATGGTAGGCGATAACGGTTCAGGTATGCACGTTCACATGTCGATCTCTAAAGATGGCAAGAACCTGTTTGCTGGTGATGAATATGCAGGCCTTTCAGAAATGGCATTGTATTTCATCGGTGGTGTGATCAAACATGCTCGTTCATTGAATGCGATCACTAACCCATCTACAAACTCATACAAACGTTTGGTACCGCACTTCGAAGCACCGATTATGCTTGCTTACTCAGCGCGTAACCGTTCAGCTTCTATCCGTATTCCTTACGTTTCTAGCCCTAAAGGCAAACGTATCGAAGCACGTTTCCCTGATCCAATGATGAACCCGTACCTAGGTTTCGCTGCATTGTTGATGGCGGGTATCGACGGTATCCAAAATAAGATTCACCCAGGTGAAGCTGCTGACAAAAACCTGTACGATCTTCCTCCTGAAGAAGAAGCGAAAATCCCTACAGTGGCGCACAGCCTTGAAATGGCACTTGAATCTCTTAAAGAAGATCATGACTACCTGCTTAAAGGTGGCGTGTTCACTAAAGAAATGCTTGATGCTTACATCGAACTTAAGACTGAAGATGTTCGTCGTCTGAACACGACTACTCACCCAGTTGAATTCGACATGTACTACAGCCTGTAATTCTGATCTGAATTTCACTGTAAAAAAGACCCGCCTTTGTGCGGGTTTTTTTGTATGATGCTGTTATTGATCAAAGATATGAAGTTATGGCACAACGTAAAAGACATACTGGTTTTTTTCCCTGGATTGATCCTCAGGATCATAGTAAAGGCTTTAAACTGAATTTTTCTGAAGTGACCTATGTGGAAGTTGCGCGTACACCTGAAGGTTATAAGCAGGTCGAGTTTGTGGCATTACGTCATCCTGAGCTGGCTTTGGACTATGAATACCCGCAAAGTTTTTATCTCACTACAGATGGCATGATTTTGAAAAAGCTGCCAAATGGAAAATATGAAGTGATTGCAAAGACAGATAATGCCTAATCGTGAAGTTGATAACGTTGTGAGTGTAAAATTTAAAAATCCACATGGACCGCATATACCTGCTG